ATGAAGACGATGAAGATTGGGATGAAGATGATGAAGACGATGATGAAGACGATGAAGATTGGGATGAAGATGATGAAGACTAATTTTTCTTTTGCTTTTTCATAGGCTTTTTATTGCCTGGCAAAGGCTCTAGGTCATATCTCTGAAACGCCCCGTTATTCAATTTGCGGGGCGTTTCAGAGGCAGGTTCTGGCTCATCAACTGGTTCACCAAATCTTGATTCAAACCATTTTTTAAAATTAAGTTCCACATCTTATATATGCAGAGTCTTTATTAGTTCTTCCATGTCTTTAATTTCTACATAATGTGCGATAGTAATATCCTTTTTGTTCTTTTTTACTGTATTGAACTGTCTAAATGCCAACCACTCTACACCACCATCCTTGAAATTTACTAGATTGTTAAGCGTTGTTGGGTTTTCTCTTTTTTCTTCTGGGTCGTAAGTGCTTCTTGGCAGTAATATATCATACCCCTTTGAATGGTGTCTTATATAAAGCTTATGGTCAGTTGGGGTGATTGAGTAATTACAGAATATTTCATGTGCTGGCTCTGAAGTTGTTTTATTATGAATCCAAACAGGTGTACTCACACCAATTACTTTTAATTCTTTACCGATGTGCAACTCATATCGCTGCTCAGTAGTTAGAAATATGTTGTGGGATACTGCTAGTGTTAAATGCATTTAAGTCACCGAGTAGAATGGACAGATTTTATTGAAATCGCACCTCGAACAATGCTGGCCGACATTGCCTAATACATTGTTAGGATCGGCATTCTTGATTTCATCGTAATACTTAATAAGCTCTTTTTCTACATTCTCCAAAGACTGTTCTGTGAAACATGCGCCTACCAATTCTGCACCTTCCAGGTAATAAAGACCAGTTTTTATATTCTTTGCCAAGGCACCAAATTCCTTTTGAACAACTCTGGCGTATGTCCTTAGTTGTAGATCACCAGCTATTGTCTTGGCATTTTTTCTCCACATGCCCTTTTTAGTGGTCTTGTAATCCAAAATCCAGAATTTATCATCCTTTTGTATTAAACGGTCAATGAAACCCTTGACCATTTTGCCGTTTGGCGGGTCTAGGTCAACGAGGAATTCATATTCTATAAATCCATCATAACCAATCTGGTCACTGATTTTCTTGATTGCACGAATATGCTCTGGCAGCTTGTTTTTGTATTCTGTAGGTAGTTTTGGAACTTTTTTGCCATCAAGGTCAATTTTGCCATTAAGCACATCATTTGCAATTTCGTTAATTGCAATTTCGCCTTTATTTGCTATGTATTCTTCTGCAATTTTATGTATAATCGAACCGTAGGCGAAGTAAATAGGTTCTTCCCCCAACGGTGCCATTTCCAGATGATATCTGTACTTATATTGTTGGGGGCAGGTTTGATAAGTTTGTAACCGTGATACACTGATGTAATTAATTTTCATAATCAAGTCCTTTTTGGTATTATCCTTCAATCTATTAGAAAAAGATAGGTGAAAAAATAAGGAAATTTTTTTATGAGTGTTGACTTTGAAAGCTTTGTACGTTGGTGCGAGGATAAATTTGATAAAGTAATAGTCAAAGGTAGTGAAGTACGCATAGACTCCGTATTCACGGATGATAATGGCCAACACTTGTGGTGTTCCCCAAAAGGTGGAAAGTACCACAGAGAAAATGGTGCTTATCGTTGCTTCAAGACCGATAAGAAAGGCACCCTTATCGGTCTTGTAATGTTGGTTGAAGGTTGTGAATTTGAAGAAGCAAAAGAGATATTATCAGGACAAACCCTCATTGGTGACTTGGAGGCTAAACTAGAAGAGTTCTTCAAGGAGAAAGAAAACTTAGTCTCAGAACCAGAAGAAATGGACTTGAGTAAAATGAGACTCCCTGTTGGGAGCTTCATGATAGAATGCTTACCAATAGGTAATAAACATCGTGTTGAAGCCGAACGATACCTGGCATCAAGGAAATTGTCCACAAATGGACTCTATATTTGCACTGAAGGAGAATACAAGAACAGAATTATCATCCCTTATTATGATGTACAAAATAAACTAATATATTTCAATGGTAGACTATTAGCTAATAAGGGTCTAAGATATTTAGGCCCAGATAAAGCTATTGGGGTAGGTAAAGGTGATGTAATATTTGCTCCCAAATGGCCAATTAAAGGTTCTAAAATATACTTGACTGAAGGTGAATTCGATGCGATGACACTTTGTTTTTGCGGTTTTAATGGTATGGCTTGCGGTGGTAAGTACCTTTCTGAAAAACAAATCAATCTAATTAGACATTACAAAGTATGTCTAGCATTGGATGAAGATGCATCTGGCTTAGAAGGTGTTAAGACAATGGCTGAAAGACTTATAGCCGCACAAGTCACGGATATTACCTATGTGCGACCACCACAAGGAATTAAAGATTGGAATAAAATGCTAGTCGATTTCAAATCTGAAATTGTGCGTGCTTACGTCAATGCTAATGAGAAAAAGTTTGATGATTTTACTAATATTTTCCTTTAAGGAAGGTCGAAATTTACGTTCAAAGAACTAACTGACATTTTCTTTTTCTTTTTCCCTTCTTCTAACAATTCCGCATCTCTTTGTGCGACGTATTCAGCAAAATCTTTTTTCTTATGAGGTGTACCACTAGTTGTGTGCGGTTGCTCTTTATAATGTGGAGTGTCTCCCTTTTTTTTCATTGCGGTAAATACTGCGTAAGGACAAAGTTTGCCGCTTTTCTTTTTTCCACAAGCTTCCTTACTAAATTTATCTGGGTGGTGGTCTAAAGCTGCCTTTATAGTGCCTCTCCAACCTTTGTAAGCTTTATTATCTTTTCCTGGCATAATAACTATTTACTATTACTATTTTATATTATGAAAGATTTTGCAAAGTATTTTGTTGGCAAGCCCTGTACTGTAACTACTATTCAAATCAATTTCAGATTTAAAGAAGAACAAATGATGGACTATTTCATGGGCATCATCGACAGTATTGATGAACATGGTATACTAATGACCCATCCAGTTACAAAATGTAAAAATTATATATTCCTACAGTATGTTGTAGGGATTGCCGAAGAACAAATTTTATATGAAGACAATCCTGAACACGCCAAGATAATAGATGAGTACAGAAAAGAGAAGCCTATTACAGCACCTAAAAGGGCCATTACTGCTGAATCTCAATTTATAAATCCAACAGCAATGGCCGATATTGCTAAAAAGGCGAAAGAAGCTTTTTCAAAATCCTCTTAGTGCCTCTTTATAAAATTTTAATTTGTCTGAGAAAGATTCTATTGTAGGAAGTTTCTTAGCATCTGCCTCTATATCGTTATCAATAATAAAACTTTTTCTTTCTACACTTCCTGGTTTTCCTATCTCCTTGTCACTAAATGCAAGCTTACCATTATTGGTCATTTTAAGTCTTATTAATAATTTCTTAAATGGCTTCATTGGCATGTTAACAAGGTCATTTGGGTCGTGCGATTCTTTTTTCTTTGCGGCTGGTGGCGCACCTGGCATTGCACCAGTCGTTGCAGATGTTACAGCGGGTTCTGTACTTGCTGTACTAGGTTCATTTTTTGCAGGTTCTTCTACAGATTTATTTGCCAATTTCTTTTGAATTAAGTGTTTTTTATAACTTTCTCCATATTTTATATTTTCTTCTTTGTCTGCTTCATTTTCTGAGTTTAATTTATTGCTCATAAGAAGTTTTTCCAACATCTTAAAATCTGACACATCATCATGATTTGAGTGTCTGTTAATCATGTGTAGCCAAACACCCACCTTCTCTAATCTCTTATTCATTTCCGCTTCATCAGGAATGCTTAAATAATCTAATACATCCTTTTCATCATTAATCTTTGGAGGAATATCAGTAGGCTTAGCTGCTGGTGGTTTTGGGGCAGCAGCACTTGCTGAGACTGCTGGTGGTTTTGGGGCAGCAGCACTTGCTGAGACTGCTGGTGGTTTTGGGGCAGCAGCACTTGCTGAGACTGCTGGTGGTTTTGGGGCAGCAGCACTTGGTTTTGGTGTAGCAGCACTTACTGTAGCTGCTGGTGGCGCACCTGGCAATGCGTGGATTGAACCTGTGTCAAAAGAACTTACGCTACCTGTGTTTTGCATTCCTGTATCAAAGGAACTCCCACCTACTGGAGGTGCCACCTGTGCTTGGAAATTCTTATCTGGAACTGGTACAGTTGGGGCTTTATCTCCACCCAATTTCTCTATTATTGTGTCTAATAAATGATGAAAGTTAGTGTCAGTTTCTAGGTTGGTTGAATACTGCTTCAGTTTTTGCAATATCGCCAATGCTTCTTTCTTAACCTTCTCAAATTCTGTTTGGTTTTTATAATCTGGTAGTGTTTCAGTATTGGAAGAACTGTCGCTGCCCGAACTACCTCTTAACCCACCACGACCGCTTCGTAAAGTGCTATAATTAGGAGAACTACTTGACCCTTCATCCCCACTAGCTGGTGAGGCTGGTGTGTTTCTTGTTTTCTGCCAATTCAAGAATCTGTTTAGAAGATGTTTTCCACCACCTAGCGCAGCACCACCTAGCGCACCCGCAGCACCACCTAAACCAGCACCAGCTAAAGCTCCCATTCCACCAGTGGACAGACCGCCAACAGTAGCACCGCCTAATGCACCATATCCAGCACCTCGCTTAGTACCCTTCCATACGTCTCCTAAAAATTCACCTACAGCCTCTTTAAATTCAATTTCTGGAAGATTTTTGTTCTCCAAATACCAAGCTGACAAAGCCTCTAATGACAGTTCATTTTCTTCTATTAATTCGGCTGCTACTTCTAACTTTAAACCATTTTCTTTTTGGTTTAGCAATATCTTGTAGTATTTTTTGAACTCTTCTTTGAAGGAGCTAACAGCTTCTTTGTTTCTAAATTCATGGAATAATTCTTCATTTATCCTGGTTAAATTCTTATTAACCTCATGGTATTCGCCAAGGCTCAAAGCTAAAGATTTGTATTTATTGAATTTCTGGTTTGATGCCCACGACTGTAGATTAGCACCCCATGATGAATTGGACTCTGTTAAACTAAACAGACCATCAATCTCGCTCAATTTTTCTGCGTATATCTTATTCTTTATCTTTAACCAAGTATTCATGAAGCTATTTAGTCATTGATTTCATTTATTTTCTTCAAAGACATTAAGCAAGAATCAAACCTATGGAACTCACTGTTGAGATAGTCACGATAAAGTTTCTCAAATTCCTCTGGGCTATCACTCTCAAAGCAAATAGCTTTGCCTTTCTTGCCTATTACCTTATATTTGTGCATCATTATATAAGCTGCTGCACCAAGGTCGTTCACCTGCTCAACAGACACGCTCATGCGATCTGTATTGATTTCATTTATTTTCTTCAAAGACATTAAACATGAATCGAATCTATGGAATTCACTATTGAGATAGTCTCGATAGAGTTTTTCAAACTCCTCGACTTCTTCTGGATTGTTGCTTATTTCAAAACAGATTGCTCTGCTTTTCTTGCCTATTACCTTATATTTGTGCATCATTATATAAGCTGCTGCACCAAGGTCGTTCACATATTCAATCTTTACGCTCATTCTATTCCTTTCATAAATGCATTTGGGGTTATTTCTAACCCCAAATGCATAAACCACTTACATTAAATGAATAACCCTTCAAGTTTTTTCAAAACAATATTGGATATTATTTGTTGTGCATTTGCAGCATCCACAATATGCTTCAAGCCATTGTGTGCAAAAGACAACTTATCCATAGACACCTGTGTTGGACAGGAATTGATTAATAAACAAGGATTCCATCCCTGACTCCACTCCAAGTCAAGTTTAGGGAACTTGCTTCTGAGTCTAACTATAATATGTTCCATGAGTTCTTGAGTTGGACCTAGATCGTCAGGTAAACAAGGTCCACCATCCTCGCAAACATCTCCTACATCTGCCAACCTTCTCCAGGTGTGGAAAAGATTTAAATCCTTCTTAATCTTGACTCCGTGATTCATTTTCCCAAGGTCTGGGAAACACTCATCTACATTTGGCGCGTCTTCAAAAGCTAATTTGGCTTTTGCGGCTTGTTGTATATTTTCCTTAATTTCCTTAATTACTTCGCCAGTAATGGGACTTTTAAAGTATGTCGGTTTACAACTTTCTACTCTTTCTTTTTCACAAGTCTTTTCTTTGTCAAGAAGTTCTTTCACCTCTTCAGCAGTCTGGTTTCCCAGAATGACTACTTCGGGTTCCACCCGTCCTAGTCCATCTTCAAAATCTTCCATTTTTGTCCTTTCTAATTAACAAAATGCTTCAATCTTACTTTAGTGAGTTCTCGGCTGCAATTAAGCAACCACGGCTCACACTAAACAGTGGGTCGCTAGGTCTTACTATAGACCCGACGCTAATAGGTAAATCTGATTGTGTGACTACATCTCTGAACAGAACGTCGAAACCAATAGGCATGGATGTTCCACCAGCAATTACTATGTCAATAGGCTTGTCTGAACGAGCCTTTTTACCACTCTCACCTAAACCCTTTTTAATACCGTTTACAGTTTTTTCTATCATAATTCTGTACTGTGTTTGTATCGCTCTTTCAACTAAGTCTTTAGGTTCTTGCGATAAGTTTACTTTAGTTTTTTCTTGGTTAATGAAAGTTACACTTTCTCCAGTAGCCTTTGCAGCCATCTTATCTATCCAGTCACCTGAATTTACTAGCGCAAATTGAAATACAGGTACACCGAACATTGCATAGCACAAGTTGACCATGCCAGCGCCAAAACTAATGCCAATACCTGTGTAGTTATTGGTTTTTAGTTCAGCATACACTAATGCTAGTCCTTCATTAATAGGGAATGGTTTTACTTTAAATCCTTCATCAGATTTATAGGAAGCAAGCATGGATTCCAACACTTTTGAGTGATAATCAGCATCTGTTTCTTCATTAAGAGCATTAGCTGGTACACTGTAATAGACAACTTCATTGTCTTGTTTAACATTACCTTCAAGCAAACTATGCAACATTAAACACATGACTTCAAAGGCATCTTTTTCTTTTGGGTTTACACAGCCATCTTTCATTGGTCTTTTAAGTTCCAATTGAGATAGCGTGTACGCCATACGAACTGCCTTTTCGCCAAGTGCGTATGCTTTTTTAGGTCTTTCGATAACTGGCACAGGGTCTTCGCAGGTTTTCATCATTTCTAAAACCATGCGATCCTCCAGGGCAATCTCAAGAAATGCATTCACTTCTCGGTCATAAAAATACCCACCATCTTTATTTCTGGTACACATTACGAGATTGTAAGTACCAATGTCTGCACCTATTGGCATAATTGACTCCTATTCTTTCTTTCCGAACTTTACTTTATCTCCAGGCTTAAATGAAGGGATTGCCCACTCAGTTTTTTCTTCTTCCTGAATCTCTGGAGTATTATCAGCCTGCCTTGACTTGACTTCTACGCTATTTGTATTTAGATTTATGTTCAAATCTATCACAATATGTAATTTACATTCCCCGTCTTGAGTAATTACATTTACTCTTGTGGGTCTAATTAAATCTCCCATACTTATTATATAGGCCAACGCAATAACATTTTATTAACTCCTTCTTCCATTTCTTCAATAGTAAGCTCTGTCAAGCAAGGTCTTAAACTGCTTGTTGAACTAGGATTACTACATTTTGAGTTCGTACAACCGAGATAATTATAACATGGGCCACAAGGCCAATTACCATTATCTCTGTGCTTTTGCACTAAAACAAAATCGTAATATTTACCCCTTAATTTTCCATCAACATGTGTGAATATTCCAGTTAATGGCTTTTTAATACCTCCCGCATAGTGGAAAGTGCCTGTGTCAACAGTGACTACATAATCAGCTGCATGAATATAGCTCATCCATTCTTCCAACGAACTGTCTGTGATAGTAGGCACATCAACTTGTTCGAGCGTAGATATTTTGGCTGGATAGTTCGAAAATACAAACAATCCTCTTCTTCTTAATATCTCCACTAACGCTATGGTCTGCTGGTGAGTAAGTGATCTTTGTACATCATAAGATTTAGGGCACAGAAGGACAGTTGGTCCATGCCGATTGCTTGATAAGCTTGTTTGCTTGAGTTGTTGTAATCTAAACCGTCCATCAGTAATGATATCTGGACTAATGCAAGGTAGAAACATATCATGACTAGCGAGATTTAAACCACAATGTTCAGCCCATATATCTGCTCTATGCGTGTCATTTTTGGTGGTTGTTAAAGACTCATAATATATGCAGCAGGTGCTTATATCATAAGATATTAGGTAGTTTTCCTTGTTTACTTTTCTTACATCTACAACTTCATCCAGGTAAGGATGATTTTTTACCAATGGTGCATATTCTTCAAAACAAGCAAAAACCAAATGCATATCTGGCATTATTTTTTTGAATTCTTTGAATAACATCCTACAATTTAGTATGTCCCCGATTCCTCTGGCATTCCTGATTAACAAGACTTTATTTCTTTTATCATAGAATTCTTTTATGGGCATATTATAATCTAAGGGCTTTTTTGGTTTCTTGATTTTGAACATAGAATAAAAGAGTATGGCAATAAAAAAAGCAAGCTCCCAATTGGGAGCTTGCTGCTTGTGCGATGCCAAGTTTGTTTAGCTGTTGCAAACGACGTTTACAGACAAGATAATCTGTAGAGTAGTATTTGCAGTGCCACCATCGAAGGCTAGCTTAGTGACCTTTAGATCACCAGAGTTGAAAATCTGAGTATCGCCTGCCTTTAGGGTCATAACTGCGGTTGCAGAACCGTTCAACTGAACCTGTATATCCTGCGTTGCTAGAGTACCATTGTTGGTCATTTCTACGAAAATAGCTGCACCACCAAGAGTGCCCACAATGTCGATGTAATTCGTTGCGAATGTGTCGGCAATGAGAACGTTGTATGGAGAGTAAATCGTTGGGAAAGTATTTTCAGAAGCTACATCTGAGTAAATGCTTCCGTCATTATACAATACTTCAATGAATCCGTAGCATGGGTTGTTTGCAACGTCATATCTTAGCCAATAGTTGCAATCTGTGAAAACCATACCGTCAAATAGTTCACGGTAAATTAAATTTGGGCCTGTGCAAAACATTGTACGCTGCTTGCTTACAGTGAATGGTGCGCCTAAGTAATTTGTCTGTGAATTTGCGTTTGTTGGATCAAGGTCCAAATAACCCTGGCATGGTGGGTTCTGTAATTTAACTTTAAATACACTCATTTTAAACTAACTCCTTGTTAAGTGCTGGTAGTCTGTCTGAATGTATTTATACATCAATGTTAATATTTGATTCCTCTAAAAGCTTAATTAGATCACTTTTTTCTTCCAAAATACGAAAATATGCCATTTTACCAGTAAAACTCGGCATATTTGACTCAAGTATGACGTTCTTATTTCCAGTTACTAAGTCCTGCATTTCATTTTTACATGCAATGTAAATCTGTAAACCTGGAAAAGTTTTCTCTATGAACTTCCTGGCGTTCAAAAGGTCTGATAAAAGCGACCTGTCACTGCCAAAATACCCAATGCAATACTTGTCTTTGATAGCTACATAATTTGATAAAGGTGTTGCCATGAAAATCCCTGATAATAACCATAAAAGCATCCACGAAAGTTTTTGTAGCTTTGTGGACGAACTTAAACCATTAGACTATCATAGTAAATTGGTGATAGAGATTCTTTTCAAGGTGTTGATGGATCGCTCATCCACCAAAATTAGACAAAATTGTAACGAACATTTTAGGGATTCTGAAAGTCCCTGAGTTTACTTCGATCAACAGTATGTTGTCTCCATCACATTCCAATATAGTGCCGCCTCTACGCTTAAAGTCTTTTGCCATCTCAAAGAGTTCACCTTGATCCACATCCATTTTGGTCACAAGTCTCTTGATACTTAGTTTAGATTCAACAATAGAACCTTTGTATTTTGATTTTACTGATTTGGCTTCGCGTTTTTGCTTGCCAACCCACTTTCTAAAATCATTTAATGAAAAACTAGGTTCTTTTCCCTCATCTTTACTTGGCATTGAAATATCCTTTAACGTCACTATCATTTATGTATGTTGCAAACTCATAATCTGGACCACTATCATTATAAACTACATTGATTTTTGCTTTTTGCAACCAATATAAACTAGCGTCAATTATCGAATGTGCTGCTTTTTGCTGCGGATAAATCCACAAATCTTTAGTTTTCTCAGTTCCAGGTCGCTCATTTTCATATAAATCCAATAAAGACATTAACATAAGTTTTTTTACTTTAAATTTATAAGCTAAACAAATTGCCGCACAAACAGGATTGCGATAATCATCTATAAAGTAATTACTCTCGGTTTTTGTACCACTATACATTTCATCTGTTACTGGATGATATAGATAAACCGTACCACGATAATGCTTCAAGAAATCTGGATAAGTCCTAGTTGATGCTACACATCTGGGCCAAGACTTCACTGTAGATGGATAGTAAAATAAACATTCATCATAAGGGTTATTGACAACATAGTAGTTTAATCTGCGTGCAATGTTCCATGTAGCAAAAGCTTTGTTTACACCTATAATCAATACATCGTTCGGCAAATTTTCTACAAGCTTTTGTTTTTCCTCATGTTTGTATCCATCACCTATAATTATTATCTTTTCATAATTAAAATCTTCAGTTTCTATTTTTTGATACAACTTATCATGGTTTTTTAATTCATTCTCCAACATGATCTGCATGTCTGGAATGGAAATCATATTGTTTATGTCCACGCCTTTTATCAATGGTTTTGTGAAATCTCTTACCCATGTACCATTTTTAGCAAGGGCATAATCATTTCTATTTCTGTGTTTTTTTATTATCATTTCTGTATCATTAAATTAGCAAACATCTTTTCAAGATCAGCGCTAGGTTTTAATTCAATGGCTGCACCACTATACTTGAGTTCTATTACTGGATTTTCTGGCATCAATAATTGAATAGTTCTAGGTATATTTTCCACGACCTCTATAGATTTAGGAATTCCAGTAACCTGTAAGGTAATGTCCATCCTAAGTATAGATGGGAAGTCAGGTGCTAGTTCCACCATGATCTTTCTAGGAACATTGGTTGCGTCAAACATAATTGTATGTGGTATGTCTGACTTAATTTCAATACTTCTTGGAATATCACCCTTAATAGTTATTTCTTCTGGTACTGTGCCCCTAATGAATATTTCTCTAGGAAGATCAGGCCCAATTAATCTGATTTCTTCTGGAATACCCAAATCTTTAATAGTCACTGGAATATTCATCTCATCATTATCATAATCCTGAGCATTCATTCCAAACGGTGCAAATGGTGCTGGTGTTGGCGTACAAGATGAAGATGATGGACAAGTTACCGTGACATTACAAGATACAACTGGCGGTGTTCCCCAATTTACACTAATAACTGGTGGATTATCGAATGATATCTTCGCAAAGCTCGGCGGTGTTGCAAAACTTATAGGTGCAAAACTTGGCGGCTGACAAAAACTAATGCAACCAAAGCTCGGCGGTGTCGAAAAACTTATAGAACCAAAGCTTGGCACATTGCAAAAACTAATACAACTCACCAAATTTGGTGTATTGCAGAAACTTATGCAGCCAAAGCTCGGCGGCTCACAGAAACACACAGGACTTAGGCTCAAAGCCACACCAACATCGAACTTGACCGTTCCTATGCTTGGGAATGGTGCAAAACTAATTGGCGCAAAAACAGGAGGTGAAGCAAAGTTCACCACACTAAAGCTAGGTGGTGGGCAGAAACTTACGCACCCGAAACTTGGTACATTATCAAAAGATATTTTTGCAAAACTAGGCGCACCCACGAAACTAATAGCATTGAAGCTTGGTGGCGCACAGAAACTTATGCAGCCAAAGCTCGGTGTATCAAACAGCACCTTGTCAAAGCTCGGTGCTGGACAGAAACTTATGCAGCCAAAGCTTGGCGGCTCACAGAAACACACAGGACTTAGGCTCAAAGCCACACCAACGTCAAACTTGACTGTTCCTATGCTTGGGAATGGTGCAAAACTAATTGGTGCAAAAACAGGTGGTGTAGCAAAGCTCACCATGTTAAAGCTAGGTGGTGGGCAGAAACTTACGCACCCGAAACTTGGTGTGCTAAATGACACTTTGTCGAAACTTGGCGGTGGACAGAAACTTATGCACCCGAAACTTGGCGGTTCACTAAACGATACTTTACCAAAGTCTGGTACTGGACAGAAACTTATACAGCTAAAGCTAGGTGGCTCACAAAAACAAATAGGACTTAAGCTTAGATTTACACCAACATCAAACTTGACCGTGCTTATGCTTGGGAATGGTGCAAATTCTATTTTGCCAAAGCTTGGTGGTGCCGTGAAACTAATAGCACTGAAACTAGGTGGTGTGCAAAAGCTCACACAACTGAAACTCGGTGCGCGGTCAAATGATATTTTATCAAAACTCGGCGCTGCCGTGAAACTAATGGCATTGAAATTAGGCGGTGGACAGAAACTTATACAGCTAAAGCTTGGCGGTTCACAGAAACAAATAGGACTTAAGCTTAGATTTACACCAACATCAAACTTAACCGTGCTTATGCTTGGGAATGGTGCAAAACTAATTGGTGCGAAATTAGGCGGTGGTGCGAAACTTACCATACTAAAGCTTGGCGGCACACAAAAACTTATACAGCTAAAGCTAGGTGGGGAAGTAAAGCTTACAGGACTTAAGCTTACACCAACGTCAAAGGACACTCTGCCTATACTTGGAAATGCAGCAAAGCTAATTGCAGCAAAGCTAGGTGGCTCACAGAAACAAACAGGGCTTAAACTCAAAGCCACACCAACGTCAAATGATACCTTCCCAATGCTTGGGAATGGTGCAAAATTAATAGGTGCAAAACTCGGTGTTTGTGCAAAACTTACTAAACTGAAACTTGGTGGCTGACAGAAGCTTATGCACTGGAAGCTTGGTACATCGCCAAACGATACTCTGCTGAAACTAGGTACAGCAAAACTAATAGGTGCAAAACTCGGCACAGAACAAAAATCTATACACTGGAAGCTTGGTGGTTCACAGAAACACACAGGGCTTAGGCTCAAATTTACACCAACATCAAATGACACCTTCCCAATGCTTGGGAATGGTGCAAAGCTAACAAGGTTAAAGTTTGGCGGTTGGCAGAAACTTATACAGCTAAAGCTAGGCACAGTGTCAAAAGAAACTTTACCAAAACTAGGTGCAGCAAAACTAACCAAACTAAAGCTAGGTGGCGCACAGAAACTGATGCAGCTAAAGCTAGGTGGCTGACAGAAGCTAATGCATTGGAAACTAGGCACTTCACCAAATGAAACTTTGCTGAAACTAGGCGCAACAAAGCTAATTGCATCAAAACTAGGTACAGCACAGAAGCTTATACACTGGAAACTTGGTGGTTCACAAAAACACACAGGATCAAAACTTGGTGGTTCACAGAAACACACAGGATCAAAACTTGGTGTGTCAAACAATACTTTGTCAAAACTCGGCACTGCCGCAAAGCTAATTGCTGCAAAGCTTGGTGGTTCACAGAAACACACAGGGTCAAAGCTTGGTGGCTCACAGAAACTAACACAGTTAAAGTTTGGGGCACTATCAAAAGATACTTTATCGAAGCTTGGTGCTGGGCAGAAACTGACACACCCAAAACTTGGTGGTTCACAGAAATTTATACACTGGAAGCTTGGTGTATCACAAAAACTTATGCACTGGAAAACTGGCGTATCACAAAAACTTATGCACTGGAAGCTAGGTGGTGTATCAAAAGATATTTTATCAAAGCTAGGTGTACAGAAACTGACGCATCCAAAACTAGGTGGTGTGCAGAAACTTATACAATTGAGACTTACACCAACATCAAAGGATACTCTGCCTATGCTTGGAAATGGTGCAAAACTAATTGCATCAAAACTTGGTGGTGTACAGAAACTTATACAACTTAGACTTACACCAACGTCAAAGGACACTCTGCCTATGCTTGGAAATGGTGCAAAGCTGATTGCATCAAAACTTGGTGGCGTGCAGAAGCTTATACACTGGAAACTCGGTGGCGTGCAGAAGCTTATACACTGGAAACTCGGCACACGGTCAAATGACACCTTGTCAAAACTAGGTGGTATAAAACTGACTGCCGTAAAGCTTATAGGGCAGAAGCTTATACACTGGAAGCTTGGCGGCTCACAGAAGCACACAGGGCTTAGGCTCAAAGCTACACCAACGTCAAATGATACTTTACCTATACTTGGGAATGGTGCAAAACTAATTGCATCAAAACTAGGCACAGCACAGAAGCTTATGCAACTGAGACTTATGCCAACGTCAAATGACACTCTGCCTATGCTTGGGAATGGTGCAAAACTAATTGCATCAAAACTAGGCACAGGACAAAAGCTTATGCACTGGAAACTAGGCGGTTCACAGAAACACACAGGGTCAAAGCTCGGTGGTTCACAGAAACACACAGGGTCAAAAATAGGTGCTACAAAACTGATTGCTGTAAAGCTCGGTGGTTCGCAGAAACACACAGGGTCAAAGCTCGGTGGTTCGCAAAAATGCACAGGACTTAGACTCAAAGCCACGCCAATGTCAAATGATACTTTGCCTATACTTGGGAATGGTGCAAAACTAATTGCATCAAAGCTTGGCGGCTCACAGAAGCACACAGGGCTTAAGCTTAAAGCCACACCAACGTCAAATGATACTTTACCTATACTTGGGAATGGTGCAAAACTAATTAAGTCGAAGCTCGGTGGTTTACTAAAACTAATTACGTCAAAGCTCGGTGGTTGGCAAAAGCTTATACAGCTGAAGTTTGGCACACTATCAAAAGATATTTTCCCGATGCTTGGGAATGGTTCAAAACTAATTGCTGAGAAGCTCGGCAATGCACAGAAACTTATGCACTGGAAACTCGGTGGTGAAGTAAAGCTTACAGGACTTAGGCTTAGGTTTACTAAAACATCAAAAGATACTCTGCCAATACTTGGTACTGCTGCAAAACTAATTGGTGCAAAACTAGGTGGTTCACAGAAACACACAGGACTTAGGCTTAAAGCTACACCAACATCAAATGATACTTTGCCTATACTTGGGAATGGGGCAAAACTAATTAAGTCGAAGCTTGGTGGTTTGCTGAAACTAATAACATCAAAGCTTGGCACAGGACAGAAGCTTATGCACTGGAAGCTTGGCGGGTCACAGAATCTTATGCATTCTAAGCTTGGGGCTACTATACTAATTATGCTTGGTGGGCAGCACCCAATAAGGGATATTTGGCTCGGTAGTTCGCATCCTACCAATGATATGATGCTTATTCTACATGGGCTTATGACCCTTATGATCTGCGGAGTTTTACATGCCTCAATAACTGAGATTATAATGCTCGGCATACAACAAGATGGCACCGTTGAAGTTGCTGGGCATAACCTGGATTCAGGAAATATTATAGGTGGCAGATTCAATAATGGTCCAGGGCATATGTTCTTTTGTGGTATAAAACCTGGCCATTCTGGTACTTCAGGCACAGCAATTACAAACGGGATAGAAGGATTTGGTAATGTCGGTGCCTCACAACCTTCGTTAGGAGTTGTTGGCATTTGCACTAAAGTACAAGTCGGGGTTGTTACTGTGACTGTTGGATTGCCTCCATTATATTGTATTGTGCCAGACAGTTGTGTATTGGTGAAATTACCGTCGCCAAAATCTACTTGGAATGCAGTATAACTTCCGAAGATTCTTACACAATATTCTGCCGTAGCTCCTAGAATATTAAACTCAAATTCAACATCAGGGCAAGCGTCATCAGGGGCTGGCGCACATCCTAACATTGTCGTTAAGTTTTGGTGCAGAGACGCTGTGAAGGCTGTATCCACAGCAGTCATTGCGTTGTTTTTAGGCACAAGGTTTTTTCTTACATTTTGCTGTGCCTTGAGATTTGTACCAACCTTTAGCATATCAGAGATATCACCAATGGTATTTTCGATAGCAACAATTGCATCAACTAGCTGATTGTGCAGTTGTGCTACAACATTGGCACATACAGGTGTTCCAGCAGGATAGGATTGTGCTTCCCCTTCGACGCCCCTGATACAGTCTTTTAATTGGGTTACTTTGTTATCTTTATTTTTGGTTACGCTATCGTAATAGATTATTTCTTTTTCGATGGTAACAAACCCGTTATCCGCCCAGATATCAGAATTATTTGCAAATTTAGGATAGACTTCAATTACATCGCTTGTTTTGTCTAAGTCCGCAGATAATGCGGTTTGCGCACTGTTATTTGTGCTAAATAGAGTGTAATTAGAATCTAAAGCTATTGGATATACTGGTTTTGGGATCGCCTTTGGCATTTTCTCCTTTATCTATTATATAGCCAACTTAAAAAAGTGTTATATGCCATTGTTTGCCTGCTGGTTTCTGATTCAATGTCGTGTAAGACATATCTAGTTCGTTGAATCTAATAAAACCATTGTTCATGCCATCCAAGGTTAGGTAGGCTTTTGTATCCGAATCAGAGGTTGCCATTAGACCATCCAAATCATTGATGGCGACCTTATTGTGTGGCGTTATTAATTCCCAAGTTCCAGTAGAACTACCATAACAGTATGTCATGCCTGAGTTGTTGAAGAAATATACCCCATTACTTAGTGCAGCTAAATCTCCATCCTTGTGATTCTCGCCAGGCAAGTCTGGCAACCTCACAAGGTTTAAAAATGGCTGCCCCACCGTACCTTCCGTCCTATAGAAATGTTGGAAAGAAAAATCGTCTCCTAAAAATGCATTTCTAAGTATGTATCCAGTGTTGTTTTTCCAAACTGTTCTATAAGCTGAAAAATGACCATCTTCTGCATTATAATCTTTATCGAAAACATCAGGGTTCTGGATAAGATTATGCGCTCCATTCTTATAATTCCTGTATTCTATTTCATCATAGGAGATTGCAGAACTACCTATGTCGTAAGTAATCTTGGTCTGATTCGTCATTGACAATGTTGGTAATGGCCCATCGTTGTTATTGCCAAAAGCGAAATATATTTTACTGTTATTTGCTAATGAAGCCCAATTCCAAGGTCTGCCAGCTATTGAGTCTTTAGATGTATATGTATCAGAGAATCCATTGTATTCGTTGAAATTAATTCTTTCACCTACTGAATTTTCACTTTTGCCGCTTGCCCAAAACATTAACAAATCGCCACCTTGCCCAGATTTAATGTCTCCTTTTTTGGCAGAGTTGTTGTTACGCCAGAATTCAAATTTTTCTCTTTTATGATTGTCATCAATAAAGGAATCATTGATATCAAGTTCAGTCGTGTTGCTGGAAGTCTTGAAAACTTCACTCAATAAACCAAATTCATATGATCTGATCTGCTTGTCGTTTATTGTCCACAACCAAACGTTTACTGGTTCAATAACATCAATTGCATTAGGGTAAACGGTAGTCCTATGTGTGCCTGACGCCGTATCGGTTCTTACAACCAAATCATATAATCCGCCCACGCTATAAATAGCTTTTGTTTTTGGGGAATTGGCATGTGGCAAATCGTCTCCTAGATTCCATGTATAGTTGGTAATAACATCATTGGTTCGTGAAGTATTTGGGTCAATCCGCTCTCCAGCAAATGTTCTTTTCTCACTGACCATTTTCTGTGGTATTTCTATTGCTATTGGCTGTCTTACTTGTGCCCTGATTTTAGGCATTACATCATTTTGCATGAACCCAAGTTGCTGTTGTTGTGGGGAGAATCTAATGAGTGCTTGTTCTGGCGCTTGTCCTTTTACTTTAATCATATTTGGGAATGATACAGAATCTTCCCCATATTGATTTTTCACTGTTAGGGAAACTGTTTTATTGCCAGGGTCTAAGAACAATTTTTGTATAGTCGGTTCTGTTGTTTTTAATTCATCTTCATCACCAAATTTCCATGTATATTCGACTTCACCAACTGGACCAGTATTGCCAGTACCAGTGAATGTGAAATTGACTGTAAATGGCGAAGCTCCAGTAGTTCTATCTGCTTCAAACCAAGCTTTTGGTTCAAACAAAATCTTTCTTAAAAAATTTATCCTTCCAAAGATAGTTTCACCGTGAGGATGATTGTCTACTATATGCTTAGGCCCCAAGAATTTTTCTATAGACATGATTGCTTCTTTTAAAGCTTCACGATGGTCAGACATTACCTGCATTGTAATAAATGTAAGTCTTTTAGGCTTAAAGCAATCTATAGAGCTATTCAGTAGTTCTAAGTCCAAAAATTCTCTATTGGTTCTACGGTTATAATGGAATGATACTGCTCGTTCGTGTGCTGGACTATCTTGATCCACAAGAGTAATAATGCCATTTGATGGGAAATTACTAATATCTCCATCTGCAATAATAACGTTTTGCCCTGGATGATGATCCATTCCTAATGGAATTTTTAAAGCATCTCTTACCAAGTATAGGTTATTGTTTGTGTCAAACGTCGCAGGATAATTGCTCATATTACTGTAATTCCTTCTGGCAAATGTACTCTTCTTGTCTTGTTGTTAGTGAGTCTTATCATCAATGATGGGATATAATTGCCAGCTTGCCCATAACGATGTGTTATTGTATGAATATTTGGGTTACTCACAGTTGCATCTGTGCCGTCTCCAAAAAACCAATGTCTTTCTGCTATATCACCGTCACTTTGATCCACAAATTCAAAATCAGTTTCTGTTGAGCCTTGTAATGGCGTGACATAAAAAAACGAAGGAAGTTGTTCGTTATTCACCTCTATGTAATCGGCTTTTTCAGTCAATCCTTGTGAACCATTTGTGGAAATGACTGTAAGTCTTATTGCGTATTTGCCTTCATCTTGATAAGTGTGAATTGGGTTCTTTTCTGTACTCGTTGTGCCATCCCCAAAATCCCACAGGTATCTACCACCATAACCAGTAGAAAAGTTATGAAAAGTTACAGTTAAAGGTGACGGCCCCATCCTTGGGTAAGCTCTAAAAACTGGTTTAGGCGATAGCCATTTGTTTTCCAAGTAATTTAATATTCCGTTAATCGAATCAGCAGAAGGATTTTTTTCCAAACCAATCTTTTTTTCGATTTGTATAATTGCGTCTTTTAGTGCATTGTGGTGTTCGGCCATTAATGGACAAGAAACTTTACTGCCAGATGGCCAAGTGTTGATTGGCGAACCACCATAGCCTCTTTGCAACATAATCAGGTGGTTGCCACTCTTTTTTGCATAGAAAATAACCTCAAAAGAATCGAGAAGATTAGTTGAATTGCTTGGAGTTATTTTTATAATACCGCTATCAGGAAATTTACTTGCATCATGAAGTATGATATACTTTCCATTAATGGCCAGTGTCTGTCTTAATTTATCTTCAGCATTGTTTTTAGCTTCGTGCAGACTTAATTTAGAATCTTTTCCTTTTGGGAATACGGACAGCGTGCCGTCCTTGTGCAATTTGTCCAAGGAAAATTTATTTTTCATTTTACTCCTTCTTGCATCCTGTTCTTTGAAAGTCTTGGCACCTGATTCTCTAGCATTTTAAGTTTGTTTTCTTCTATCATCTTCACATTAGCCTTTTCTAAGTTGCCCATCATCTTTATGACTTCTTGTTTAACCATAGAATTATCATGCAGAGAAAGTGCTGTTTTTAAAGTGTCTGGACTTAATGGCTGGTGGAAAAGAAGCCTCAAATTAATTTCCTCTGAAACTTTAGCTTCCCATAGTTCCTTCTGAGCTTCATAGTCATCAAAATCCTTTAATGGCTCTACTTTCTCTAAAGCTTCAAAAGCCTGCACGAAAAATCTTGCTTCTTGGATTACGAAATTTAATTGTTTTTCTAATTTAATTATATTCTTATTTATTGATTCCTTTTTCCTTTTTAACCTCTTTATTTTAATATCCTTCTCTTTTTGAAATATTTCTTCAAGTTCTTCGGAAGCGTGCCTGATGTTCTTTTCAGTCGCAGTATCTTTTAACTCTTGCAGGTCAAGAATTTGCAACTCATCTTCCAAATCTTCAACCTGCATCTGAATGTTATCTATTGTTTCTTTTCTTGATTGTAATTCAGTTAAGCATTGCCATAATTGTGATTGTGTGGTAGGCTGCTTACCTATGACAAAATATTTCAACTGGTAATAACTATGCCTATTTTCTGGGGCCTTTTCTACCAATCTGTCCATTTTTTCTTGAAACTCTGTATTTGACATTTACTTTCTCCTTTGTTATTTATAATAGTGAGGTCTTAATAATGTATACTAAAGATAAGCGTGGCTACATGTCTGGCCCTATCGAACATGATGATTCTGGACATAATTGGCGTACTGAACCTAAAAGAATTCTGACAGAAGAATTTGGCATCAATGTGTTTGATCCTTTTGCAGACCCAAAACAAACTCTTACCAGCGAACTGCTAGAAGCAAGAGATTCAAGGAATTTTGAAACGATTACCAGGATAGCCAAAGGATTTGTCAGAAAAGACTTGTCTATGGTGGATCGTGCGGATATTGTTTTTGCCAATTTGCCTTATAAAGTCCCAACTTGTGGTTCACACCATGAAATAATTAATAGCAATAATGCAAAGAAACCCACCTTATTGGTTTGCCCACAAGGGAAACAATTTGTCCCATTGTGGTACTACGGATTTATTCCACATGAATTCATGTTTGACAGTTGGGATTATTTATATGAGTATCTAAGAGAAGTAAATGCTGGTAAACACATGCATAACAATCGTTGGTCGTATGTTTATGGTCTAATTTAATTATAATTTAGTAACGCATATTTGTGCGCCAGAGAATACAAACAAGAACCAACACAAACAATCGTCTGGAGTTGATGCTGTGACTGTATTGTTGTAACCATTTGGGCCACATCCACATTTTATTGAGTGCTTAGGCAAGTATTCTGTTCTCACATGTAATAAATTACCTGCATCTGGGTTAAAATAACTTGGGAATGGTGGAAGTGCTACACCATTAAACGAAAAACTATCCGCATATGAACTTTGTGCATCACCAACACCATTGGCTAATTTGCCTTCAAATGAATATTTTGTTTGAAATGTAATACTATGACTGCTACTACCACCAGTTGTAGGTGGCTCAGGTGGCTGGAAAGAAAGAAGCTTAGCACCATGATATATGATAATTTCTCTTGATTTTCTTTCAAGCACCGTTTCTTCGCCAATTGGTTTACAGCAATGATAACGTTGCCTGGTAACTATCTGTGGTTCTGTTTCATAAATAACCAATAGAGCTACGCCTTGCCCGCCTTGACACCCAGGATAGTACGGTGAATCAGACGCAGCGTATGCTATAAAATCACCTGGAACAACATTTGGAATTGAAACAGTGTACATACCACTACCAGTTACAAGACTGGTCACATCTCTGAACCAAACCTTGTTTAACAGGTTTTGATCTGGCACAGTGTTATCCGTGTCTTGGCCACTGTTAACACAATAAACAGACCAGCAAGTGTTCCCACAACACCCAATAATTTCACCAGCACCAGAATCGCCATTAAAAATTGCAGTATCGGGGCACGGCGGCGTAGGTCCACCTATAGTATTCCAATAAAGATAAGCTTTAACAACAGGCCCAGGCACTGTTATGTTTATCTCCGCTGGAGTTGTATTAGTGTCAAAATCTCTTATACCCGCTCCAGCCAATACAAAATCTATATCACCCCTACGGGTTTCATAATGATATATTGTGTCAAATGGCGCGGCTGGATGGCAAGCGTTTGGCCCGCAATCATTTGGATCACAACCAGTTATAACACAATCCCACCAGACATACCACCACCACCAGTAGTACCAATAAGACCACCACCAACTTCTCCACCATGCATACCACCAGTAGTACCACCACCACCATGCAAAAGCAACGCCCGCTGAAACCCACCATGCATACCACCACTGAGCGATTGCCGCAACATAAGTGTTTGCACTGCTGGTAATAGTCAAAGTAGATGCGGCTAAGGTGGGAGCAACTGAAGCTAAACCATCAAAATTTATAACCCAAGTTGTCAATGTCCCATTTATGAAGATTCTCATGAAATCGGAACGATTAAAACCTATTTCGCCATTATAAGTATATTGAAACGTGAGTTCATAACTCCATCCTACTTCTAAAACCTGGGTAGTAGTTATGCTGGTAGTACCGTTTACATCTGTCACATCAAAGGTTATTGTGCCGCCTGCATCAAGCGTAGCATCAAAAGTTATATTAGCATTAGTATTGTTGTATAGGCTTACAGCACCTATAGCATTAGCTAAAGAAATTATAAAACTAAATTGGTATGGAGTCCCAGCTTGATCTGCTACAACTAAAGCATTGTTATTTAAAGCCTTAAATAACTTGCGTCCTTGATTAGTGCGCCCAGGAGATGGTTTAAAAGGAAGAAGTCTGACAGGTGTACCATCTGACGTATTTTTTCCCAGATAAATAGAATTTGGCTCTATCCCAATCATGCTTCCTTTTTTATACAATTAATAGTGATTTAGCCAACATGGTTACACTGAAATTAGCAGGTGTAGCATCAAATGCGGCACCACTATTATTAGTTACAGCGAGCTTCCAATAATCAGGTAAACTGCCTACAACGTTAGTATCAACACTGAACCTATAATCCGTAGCGTCTACATTAGCATTAAATACACCCATGATTTCAGCATTAGCATTAGTATCATCATAAGTTACACCGCCATCTACGCTTCTCAAAATGTAGATGGTTACAGTACCAGTTGCAGATGTGCCAATACCTGTTCTGATTTTGACCTGAATATTTCCTGAAAGATATCTAGTTGTGCTATTATTAATGGCGGATGAAACAGCTGAACTACCGTTCGCTAAACTGTCTAAAGTAATGGCAATTCCAATACTATTAGTAAAATCTTGAATTATATTTGGCATAAAGATATAATAGTTGTTATGCTATCAATTTTAAACTTAAAAAAACCTGCCGCCAACCACCCCTTTAAATTTGTACCCTTTATCCAAAGCTGATGCCGCCCACGCCAATCTACTTATTTCCGTAGATTCATCTGGGAATTCTCCTATATCTGCAAATGCTTTTTTATGTATCATCATTCCTTTATCATGGGATATAAAATTGTAATTAGTGCTTCTGCTTTTTGATATTGGGTAGAGAATGTCTTTATTTGATTCTATGAAATAAGAATACTTAATATCCAACCGATCCTTAATCCATCCATCTGCATATACAATTAAATTCCATTCGGCAGACAGTTCTTTCAAACCTTTGTTCATCATAGATATCAGTGTGTCCCCACCCTTTATGGCTTTTGGGTAGCCTTCACATTTATCTTGGACAACCAAGGTTGTTTTGGCAGTAGGATAATAGACATTTATTGAATTTAATGTGTTTTTAAGGTGTGCAAAATTGCAATTTTGACACAGGATTACAAACCCTATTTTTATGGGCTTGTATTTATATAATTTATACATTCTACCTCTTACATGAATGCGATGGACCAACTCCAAGTAATTTCCATTTGGTCTGTTTTGTTGAAATCTGCAAAAGTTGATAAGCTAAAAAGACTTTCATCACTAAGCTCAAGGCCCATTTCATTCATGGTGAAATCATTACCTTCTTCTTCGCCAATAATGACTGTAAAAATAGCCTGCATTGGTGACTCAGGATCAATTTGTGAAACCACTGACTTCTTAATCCTGGTCACACCATTTAAATGTTGCGCACTTGGAGAAACTTCTTTTGGATTACCGTTTACAGTGCCGCCATCTCCAAAAAGCATGTTTGCGACATGAACAGTGCTTTTATTTTCTTCTAGCAAACATCTCGCCAGAAAACTCTTCCCGTTATTTAATACTTGGTTTTTAAACCTCAATATTTCAATTTTGTCATTTTTGTATTTTATTCTAGCCTGAATGTATCCTTTAGGTACTAATAATTCATTCATATTATTCCCTCCAATTCCCTTCCATCTTTGTATTTTATTTTGCAGTTAATAGCCTCACCAAAACTTATTTTTTCTTTCTTCTTATCTTCTTTGATATCGTTTTTGATTGACTCAACAGGTGGCAAAACATAATCGGTTGTTTTGCTGCTTATGATTATATTATGTAAAATAGCATGGAATGGCGAATAATCTATAATGATTTCTTTTGCTTCTTTAATTTTATCGTCAGTCACTTTATCGAATTCTAGATATACATTAAATTTACTACTTCGTCCACCACTGCAAGTATCTACGAAATCTTTGTCAATATCACACGGATTATTGGAGTTGTATAAACTACCATTATAGGTGTCCATATTGAATACTTTTTCACTATAAAGAAACGTGGTTCTGATCTTGCCAAACACAGTTTGTGGATAGAAAGGATTTCTTTCTTTTACCAATAAATCGAACAAAGGATCGTCTTCCTCTATGAGCTTTATATTCCAGTTTTTGAGTGGGTATTTTACTTCCAGTTCATTTCTTTGGTCGGCTAAGGATAGCCCTTCTATATATTTTTCAATAGCTAAGTCATTGTCTGAAACCCTGTTATATTGGTATTTGATCCTGATAATATCACCCTTAATCAAGGGTATCTGTGGGTCTGTGTAGCCGCCCTGCCAAACAATTGCTGTCTTTGTTTCAGGTGCCTGCACCTCTTGAAAACTAATAATGTCTTTAGGAAGCACAAGATACTCATCACTATCAGAAGACCTAATATCAATACTTATATCGTCATTAATAGGCTTTTTAGACAAATATCCTATAATCTGTGTGTCTAAGTTTATGTCTTTATCTATTAAAAATCCGTCCATCCAATTGCACTTAGAAACGACTTGCCAAAGATTAGTAAGCTTCAGAAGAGTAATCCCAGCTTTGTCTAAAGCCTGTTTTAGACCTTCATAAGTGCCTTTCTTTTTGTATAATCTAGAGGCAAATCTTATTTGATTTCTCCAAGCATCTGTGCTATCTGACCTTAAGGTGAGGCCGAAATTGTTAGCTAACAACGGCAAAAAATCTGCCTTGATGGAGTTTGCATCGGACAGCGTAAAAAGATTACTTACCATGTCCTCGATTTCAATAAAACATTGCCCAATTGTTTTGTTCAGTTTTTCCAAAACATTTGGGGTTAAATCGTTTACTTTGGTTTTGACGAAATACATCGCTGGAATATATTTCCTTAACAAAAAATCGTATTTGTCTCTAGGCACCAAGTTCACATTGTTTGTTGATATTTCTTGACTTGGACTTATACTAAACACTTTTTCTGCCGATTTTATATTGCCATTGTTTTCATTAAACCATTCCCATCTAATAATATAATCGCCTTCTCTCATGCCTTTAGGCATCCATGCAAAAAAGAACCTGCCAGGAATAGGATTTTTATTCTTATCTGTAATATTAACAATATTTCTTACTTTGCCATCTGCCGTCCAGATCGGAGCAAGCGTTGACATGACAAACTGTGCTTCTCTATAATAAATGTCTGTACTTGTAGCAGTCGTATCAAGCTTTGTTTTAATATCTTTCAGTAATTTTATATTACCATGTGAAGGATCATTTAAAGCTATTTCTTTAAATTCCTCGTAGTTTTTTTGCAGGTCTGGATTGTAGAATTTCTTTTCTATTTTTCTCTTATTGTTATTTGCTCTCTTTTCTAAGTAAAATATTGTTATTTTTTCAACGGAGAATGGGTCTGCATACATACCATCATCACTCTCTGTGGTCAGATCGAAAATAATGGTATCATTTATAGTGGGATTATCCGTATACTTTTTAATTCCCATTTATTCTCCAGAAGATTTATAATTGAAATTTATATTGATGTTATCTGGCCTTACTATCTCGTTATATTTAGGGTTTACTGCATTATCCAACATGTCGATATTTTGTGGTGTAATAAAAGTAACGCCGAAACTTGTTGCTTCTTGTACTTCGGATAAAGCCTTTATTACGTCTGTGTCTTTAAGCGACTGGCCAAACTCCCAATTAGGTAAATCAAAAAACCAATCCAGTATATCTATTATTTTTCTCCTGATGGCATCCTCTGCTTTCTTGTTAATCTTATTTAACACAACGTCCAGATGAATATCTACTAAGATTATTTCTCCATCTTTCACACATAAATAATCTGTAAACATCTTCTTATTATTTAAGTGTTCAATAAGTTCCGTTTTTAAATTATCATTGGCCTTCACTAGTTTGTAATTACCAGTTTGCGATAATACTATAATGTCAACGATATTGCCTGCACATCCATGATTTCTTAGTACGGCTGTAGCCTTGCCTATTGAACCATTATATGGAGACATAAAACCATTAGCTAAATTTTTATAATCGGCACCTGTTACACCTCTGTTTTGTGTCCGCAAAAACTCTGGCAACTTCCTTCTGATTTCATTGATAGAGTCACCTGGATATCCGTAATCACTTTTAGTATAGTTTTTAAAATCTATTGTTATCCCATAAGGAATCCCAGGCACAGTGATAAAAGACTTGTTCTCAAAAGCACCAGTAATAATTTCAGTCGTAGTTCTATTCGCAATTCTGAAACTTATTTTTAGCTCCATGTTTTGCGGTGGTATCATACCCGTTCTGCCATTGCCAAATATTATGGTTGGTTTATAGTCTGCATCATACTCGACAATATACTCTGGCTTAGCTCTTGATTCCGTGAAGTTTTCAACTTGTTCCCAAATAATATCTTTTGAAGTTATACTTATGGAGTTATAAAAAACAGATGCATATGGCAGACTCACAACTTGATTTGCTTTGCCTGTACTTACATGCCTGATGTTATGACTCGAACCTTCTAATCCGACTATCGAATTGTTGAATGTACGCCCAGCGGGTATAATTATGTTTTGCCCAAAAATAGGGTTGTTGTTTACGTCTGCTGCAAATAATTCATAACGTATTTCATTAGCATCTGTCTCCAATATCACTACTGCGGGTGTCGGTATTGAAATGTCCAAAGAGTGTGGGCTATTTTTGGATGCCATGAACATAGCTCTAGCTGGTAATGGTGGCTGTGGTCTAAAACCTAGCAGTTTTGCTAGTCTAAAAGCATTTTCAGGTTCTGTAACTGTGTCAATGAACAATTCTCTAGCAATCTGGTCTATTTTGAATGACAGTAGATCAGCCAACCAAGCCCAGCATTCAATGAGCATCACTGCCATACTTGACTCAGCAAAATCGTTAAACTCATTGCCAAAATTACTATGCATAAGTTCTAGCATTCTTGCTTTCATTGAATGATAATCCTGACTCGTATAGTTTAAGTTATAAACTGGAGTTTGTGTTATCATTTTTGACACTGCCAATGGTGTTACATCAAAAGGGCATAGGTCGGCCATCAATTCCTCCAAGAGATTTCTGAATGTGTAATTCCTCTATATCTTTCAAATTGAAAGGATTGATGAAATATACACTTACCATAACTATCAAATTATTTTCATATACATTTAGATTAATCTTAACATCTTGAACCTGCACTCGCTTTTCCCACTGTTTCAAAGCATATGCAACATTTTGTCTAAATGAATCTTTAACAACTTCTTCAGGACGGTTTAAATTAACCCTAAGCAGGACAGTACCAAAATAAGGTTCACAAACCCTTTCCCCAGGCTCTGTTAAAATAATAGTAGCCATATTGCATTTCAGTTGCTCCAAGTCAGAGCTTGCGTTATGCAAGAAACCTTGGTGGTGTTTGCTTAATGGATATACTATTCCTTTATATTTAAGCATGGATTTCCTTATTAATCACTTGCAATTCCTTCACATTCTTCAGGTTCCTTCAAAGCCGAAGCGAATACATGTTCACTAGCCTTAATACCAGTCACATGTGAAACATATTCAGGAATTTGTTCGTAAGCAACGCAAACAGGATATATTACAGGATCGCCTTTACCCACAGGGCCATTTGGAATATCCCTGCCCGCTAATAAGAATATATAGTCATCCGCCCAGAATACATGCGTGCCCGATTTGTTGTAATAAACATTTCTTACACTAACCAACTTGTTACGAGAAATGAATTCCATCTTATCAGATGGATTGTCTTTTTCCTCACCTACAACCTCAACAAATTGGTCATACGAGTAAACAATGTAATCACCACCCGCTCTTAAAAACACCTGCCCAGGTCCATCTGCCTTCTCTTGCATGTGGAAAACGTGTGGACCCCTAATCAAATTATCCTTTTGAGGAGACATAATTTGAATGTATTGCTGATCTGTCTTGGTCTGATCGTCAGCATCAGCAAAAGTCATTGTCAAACCATAACCACTTCTAATCCTAACAAATGCCTTCTTAGCATAAGGCCCGCCCTTCTCGCACCCTCTTCTAATATCACTACACTGCTTGTTCGTATTGTCGCAGAGGTCAATCTGATGTTTAGATGTACTTTCTATGTGAATCCCACGCAATTCTCCAGCGATACAACCAGGCTTAGTGTGGTCATTTAAACAAATTTTGTTGCCACAAGCAGTCACTATATTAATGCCGTTTCTTTCACTTCTCAGTGATGGTTGAACTTCTATATCTGCCATCTCTATATAATGTCCAGTTGCAGACTTCCAGTAAGTTCTGCCCTTGAAGTTGCCTGTGCAGCCATCCATATCAAATTCTTTAAGTGTTCTTTCCCATTCAGTTCTTTCTCTTGGTTCTTCTACCGAATCATCCATGACCAATGTTGCCCCAGAACGTGAGCGTATTTGAATACCAGACTGTAATAGACCACAATCTTGACAATAATATGGGAAACATTGTTGTCTATGTTTTTGATATTTGTTCTTACCAAGGTTGTTAAAAGTGAAACAAATATCCGTTAAACCATTGATAATGCCGTTTAAACAATCTTCTGGTATTTGAGGCAGCACTACTTCTGGGAATGGCGTTTTAGAAGGACACAGGAACTCAGTGCCAAGGTATTCTTGATCTAAAGTATAATCTGGTAAACCACTACCATCATCACCGCCAAGTCTTGGGCAGTTATCTGGTCCTTGCGGGCAAGGATATTGACTGCCTTGAGGTTCAAAAGTAATAATATTAGATATTGCACCACCATCGGGAACGTATGTTGTAATGGATATTTGGCACACTTCTGGGATAATATCTACTGCTGGTATGAAGCACTGCGGATTTAACCATTCCCCACAATGATGATATGGGTCATCTTTCATCAAAAATAGATTGCCCATACTGGAAATTATTTCAAGTCTTTTCCACCTACGATTACATTTTGGATCGCCATCGTCCATTATTACACGATGTTTTTCTGGTGTATTGATGCTGTAGATGTGTGGATAAGTTGTTAATATACTTGGGTCAGGGTTTACATCTATATCTATATTGCCTTCTACATCAAAACCTTGGTAATTGTCAGTGTTCTGTGGTGGGAAAACTTGTGACTCATCATTCTTACCAACCATGTAACCTTGACGATGACCTTCATATACTTTGTAATATTCGGGTATTTGATAGTTCCAATTATCGTGTTGTATTGGGCCTTTATCTCTATACCATGTAGTACCGATATAGTATGCTTGATTGGCATCGCCATTAAGGAACATAATAGCTAGCATAGAGCCTGGAGGTGGCACCCAATTCAAACCACAGTCATCAAAGCCACCCATAGAAGAAATCGGCCAAGCCCATTCTAATTCTGATATCTTAGTAACTTGGCTAGGTCCAGTACCACCTCCTGGCAAACCAAGTCCGCTAAATTCAAGCGGGGTATGTAACACAGGACTAAAATATTTTACTCGATTTTGTTTGAAAGGATCGCGCGTATCAATACAAAGAGCTAAATGAACGCCATAATAGCTGTTCATTTGCTGTAAAATGTTGAATTTTTTATTGAACAGAGCATTAAACTGTTCATTGAAGTTCATTTCTTTTAATCGTTGCTCATGACGATTAATCATCTTCCATATTTTTTCTAAAGATTCTTTTATCATTATCCTCCGACAGGTTCTGGACAATCAACATTTGGAGGCTGTATGCCTGAACCGCCGCCCTGATAACATACGGTTGGGCAATCAGGACCAGGATTATCGTATGGCACTGTTTGCCAATTAGCCGCCACATCTCCTTGTGGGTATTGCTTAATAGTTGCGTTTGTTCCACCAAAATTCATTTTAGCGCCACCTGGCCATCCACCAACACCAGTAATTACACCACCATCACTACTGAATTTTAATTCCGCCCCAGGCGCAGGCAAAGCTAATTTTATAGTAGTAATATAACTACCTTCTTTAACTTGATGCTCTACACCTTTTATGAACCACCCCTTATTTGTTAAAAAATTATTGCATACATTAGCAGTAGTTTGTTTAAAAGCAGGACAATTTCCCTCTATTGCATCTTCTTTTAAGAAAAATGGATTAATAAATATAATGCCCACACATTTGCCAAACCCAGAAATAGGTGAGCATAGCCAAGCACTAGGATCACCCTGTACCCTTAATTCTGCCTCAATAGCGTGTACCATCAAATTGCCTGCCGTATGCAAAACTCTTGCTACAGCAACTTGCTGTTCAGGCTGATCCATTGTTCCAACAACAGCTTGACTTGGATTAGGTTGACTCAGTGCGCTTCGTCCACCTTGAACATTACAACCAGTTCCCGCCAACCCTTCTGTTTGCTTTCTTTGTTTACCAGATATTGGCAATGATACACCACCAGCTTTCAGACCTAACAAGAAATGCCATCTGACTACTGGATTGAATGAAAGAACTGGCGAACAATTATGCACAACCCCAGAATGAGTTATAAAATTATGATGATCGTCTACATCTATACAATAAACTAATTTTGTTGCCTTTTCTAGTTTTTCACATCTTACTAAATCAAAAGTATCATAAAATATTTCTTGCTTTGTATCTAGTTTAAATTTCTTGACAAATCTATGTTGGTCTAGTATTTTATAATTCATTGACTCAATCACATATGGAGCAATCTTTTCTGACAACACTTTAGTTTGATCTACACTAAAATGAATTCTTGGATACTTGCTGCCCTTTCTTCTATAACATTTAATACCCAATTCATGGATTTTATCCATTAATAAATCAACTTCTTCGTTCGTAAATCCACAAGTCGCTATTTCTGCTAGTTTTTTGTTTAGTTTCAAATGCCCATCATCCATGAAAAGATAAGCTAAAGATATAATGCTAAAATCTTTTAACACATATCCATTAATTATCTTGGTGCCATTAGGATAAAATAACTTTCTTAATGACCTCCAATAAGGAGATGACTTGGATGTAATTTTAACAGTAGGATATTTTGTAGGCTTGTTTATTACTTTTAAGTCAAGCATAGTCGCTTTATGCTCAATGTATGCTCTTTGTTTTTCACTATGGGCACAATGAAAACTGTAACTTTTATTACGAATATATCCATCACCTAACATCATGCCTAATATTGCTTGGTGTACTTCCTTTGAAGGCTGATAAGTACCAGAATTGATTTTATGTTCTACTAAGTTCAAATGTCTTACTTCTACATAACCTCTGTCAGTTAGTATTGGATGGTCATCAGTGAAAATAGCTCCACTAATGCTACCTTTTCTTTGACGACTATTATGTAAATGAACTTTTATTAATTTTCTATCGTTGATTTTATTTCTGTACCAATTGTTTATTTTTGACCAAGTAAGTTCATTACTTTGATTTAAACATGCTACTTTTCCATCATATTTATTTTTAACAATATTGTTTATTCTTTGCCATCCATCTTCTGTCAATATTTCACTACTTCCATTTACGCAATTTCCCCCATTAACAATATAAACTGCTTTCATTCTGTCATCTAAGCCAGTTACATTCGATTGACAATGAGGTACGCCATTAGAAGCCCACAAAATTAAAGAACCCACTTCTGGCAGTTTAGGATCGCAACATGACGTAGGGTCGTCGCTGCCGCATCCTTGTATATCTTTTTCACAACTATCTACTGGAAATTTACCAGTTGAGCTTGTAAGGTCCAATATAGAGTCATAATTTAATGTGATGCCTATTTTTTTGTCTGGCGATTCTATATTACCTGTTTGATCTATCGCCAATACTGGAAAATCATTAAGCCACCTTCTTATTATATCCAGGGGCGGTAGCTCACTTGTTGGCCATTGTGCAAATGGACCTTTACACTCGTCATCTAACAATGGACCTTTTCTTCTTGCGAATTTCATGCTGACTAATTTGCCGCTAGCATTTAAGGATAAAAACCTTGGTCTGAAAGGAGGCATTGAGTAAGTGCCTAAAAGTTTGACCGCATCCGTAAAAAACATCGGCACATTAAAAGGGTTATTGCTACCGCCATCTTGCCCAAATACTCTATTCAATCTTTGCTCTTGCCCTCTAACTAGTAAATCAACGCCCTCTAAAGTGTATATAAACTTGCCATTTTCCCAATTTACTGTGATTGCATCTGGCAAAAACCATGAGGTTGGGCTGCATATACTATATGAAGTATTTTGCCCAGGAGGTGGGTCAGATGTGTTGTTTCCAGTTGGAGGTGGGGCCGCACCTTGCCCACACTGATCGTTTGGACCTCCTCCTGCAATGTACCAGCCCCATTGCACCTTCATCTTATACTGTCCTTTTACTGGTGCTGATGCGCCTTCTGCGTTGGTTGCCATTCTTCTGGCCCACGTCTCAAAACCGCCACCTTCTTCGTCAATAATTGTTATTCTACAACGGTTCCCAGAGTCAACGGTTCCCCAACCATATTGGAATGCTTTAATTGCGGCGGTACATTTTTCGGCATTGTCGCCACCATACTGTGATACATTTCCAGTAGTGATAATAGTTTGATTCGTAGCACCAATAGAACGATTGCCCTCAACACAATATTCCTGAAAAGCTACCCTTACCCAAGGGGATTGTGAAGTGCCGTTTAAAGGGGATTTCAACATCGGCTGATTGTCATCATTTTTATAATAAAAACTGAAATTTACACAACTAGGCGCAGCAACAAATAGATAAGGATCATCATAATTGATGAATTTATTTTCTATGCCAGAACAACAATACATGTTATCGGCATTTACTGGAACACTTGAGCATTGTGTAAATACATCTATCCCACCACTTATACCAGGACATGCTCCCATTTTACTCCTTACATTAAAAAGCTATTAGGTATTCTTATATTTCTTCCCGATCTAAATTCCATGATATCTTTCATTCCGTTAATTTCCATAATTCGCCACCATAAATCTGGCATTCCAAAAAAATGGTTTGACACTAAATCTGGTCTAAACTCCATGTCTTTTTGGATTTCATAGAATTTGTCCCCTGGCACAATACCAATAACTTTCTTGCTATTAACCGTAAAAGCAGCTTTTTTATCACTACCGTAGTGAATAACATTTCTGGATGCATAACGACTAGTGGAAGCCACTAGGTTTTGAGTACCATAATTAGTATAACTTATTTCATTTGCCATAATATTTATCCAGTTACAGGTTTAAGATTGCTGCCTTGTGAAACATAAGGAATACCGACGCCCGTGACTGGTTGACAAGATTGCGGGCCACTTTGTCCACATGGATTACTAGGCACACAATTATTTGATGGCAAATTCTTACAAGCGTAGACCACTTCCCAATTACAACTTATTGAAAATTGATAAGGCAAATAGGTCTGCTCGTCCCATGCAACATTAGTTGGATACCTTGTGTTGTAACTTTTTAATATCAAACACAATCCATTAGGGCCATCTAATAAATCACCACATATAAATTTTACCACAGGCGGTGGCGTAAACGGCACAGCACCATCTAAAAGAGCAGTGCCAGGATATACTAAACTTTGTATTATTCTTAATGCCCTCCAATTATCATTAATGTCGTCTGTTTTTGTTGTCATGAAGTGTAGTTCAGTGTTAATCATTCTTGGCTCAGAATAGGCATATGTAATCAACGGATTACTTCTTCCTATTGCGTTTTCTGGAGCATAATGTGCGGCTTTACTGTCAGAAATATCTGGTAATATTCTTAAACAAATTGTACCACAAGGCGTAATGATCTTACACTTACTTAATACTGCTAAACGCCCATCATTCTCTGTACCTCTTGGCATCAATCTCCTTAATTTTTCTTGCCTATATTACCTTGTTTCCATACATATGCTGTTGATCTTGCAGTGGTGTCAACCCATTCACAATCTATAAATTGATCGAAAAATGGCGATTCATCTAGGTTTTCACCTGCAATATTATTTGTAGCACGACCTCTGCCTGCCCTTCTAAAACAGTTTAGAAGGGCACCCATCAAGATTGCAGTCCTACGAGTGTTTTCAGCCGTCTCTCCAGTGTTAGCAACAATTTCACTTGTTCCAGTACCTGCATTCATTTGCCTTTTTTTAATTTCCTCTTCTACATCAATGCCAGGCAACATAGCAGACACCGCTGCAATTTCACTTTGCAACTCTATCATTGTATCTAATCTTTCAATGATAGCTGCTGAGTTGCTGCTGATACTTTCTATAGATTCCCAAATCCACTCTAATGATTCTTCAACATTCATGTCATGAGTGAATATAGACCCACCTTTATTGCCATTTTGTGCCAATTTTTGTAATTCAGCACCTAATCTTTTTTCCTCTGCTGTACGCTCAATTTTTATTTTATCTTCTAAAGTCTTTGGTAAAACTTGCCCAAAGGATTTAAACATTTCTCTTACTATGTTTTCATCAAGCCTTTTTGCATTTTCTTCAAGGAACTTTTTAGTGCCTTCACCGCCTGGTTCCCAAGAATATAAAACGTTAGCCAACTCGTTATATAAACCCATATCTAATTTGCTACTGTCTGTAATGCCTAGTTGACTTTGTTGTTCCTTTGTAAGAGCAAGTCTTTTTCTTAGTAGTGTTTGGTCTAGTGTCTCGCCAGCAACATCGCCTCTAGCAATTTTGTTGTAAGCTTTTTGTTGAGCAGGAGCATTTGGATTCATTGCATTGTTCTTAAACCAATCATTTATCCTTTGTAATGAAGCTTGTTTGAACATAATAGCTGGGTCAGTCTCCTGCTGATTTCTTTTTTTAATTGCTTCTGTTAATTCGGCTAATGCATGTTTTAACGAACTATCATCTTTGTATTCTGATATATACCCTTTCAAAGCATCTCTGAACTTTTCTGGGTCTGCTTCACTAAGCTCTTTACCAAAATCAGTTGTTCCTGGCGCGGCCTTTAATCCCAATACACTTTTCATATATGTTTCAAATTCTTTTCTTTTTGCCTGGGATGCATGGGCAATGAAATCGCTAGCTGCCGAACTCGCCATTTTTTTTAATGCTGTATTCATATCCATTTTCTTTTGTGCAGCAGCAACCTGAAATACTAAGTCTTTATTAGCATCCATTAAATTTATGGCTTTTCCAGCCATCTGGGACAACTTGGAATTGAACTCCAACAACTCATCCGCAATTTTACCACTCACTACATCAAGGGTATCGAAATTAGGCGCAACATCTGCAAGTTTTTCTGCTGCTACTCTTAATGTCTCATGAAATCTTTCAGGAACTTTATCTTTGTTCATTTCAAATATCGCATCTGCTTTAGCCTTTTTTAAAGCAGCTTTTTCCATCGCTAATTGTCGGAAATCTTCTTCACGTTCACCATAGCTCTTAATTCCAGCTTCATTTTTCCCTGTAGACATACCATATTCTCTTTGATAGATTTCTCTTTTCAAATTTTCGAAAAGTTTGCTAGGAAAATAAACAATACCAGGGTCTGCTACTCGCCATCCCAATCTTTCTTTCTCTGCTTCGAATTGTTCTTTTAGTTTGTCTATAGCTTCTTGTTCTTTTTTCATTCTAGTCTGTTGATCTGTTATTCCTGACTGAATGCTTGTAATTCTCCTCTCTGTTTCAATTGGTCTGGCCTGGGCTTGTTTAATAGCCAAATTCCTTCTATTTTCTATTTCCTTCGTTCGTGCCAGGTTTTGTTCTGCGTCTATTTGAGCTTGCAGCGCTTTTCGAGTTGCTGCTGGATCGCCAGTCCACGGTAAAACTTCGGCAATGCGTACCACTGCACTATCTGCTGCTTCGTTAAGTTGTTTTTGGGCTTGTTTTAAACCTTCTTGTTGTTTCTTTGCTGCGGCTATATCCGCCTGAAGTTCTTCTGGACTTTTCTTTAATAATGCGCCAGAATTTTTAATTAAATTCTCTGTGTTTTGTATTGTTGCTTTCGTTTGTTCATCAATTTTGCCACGCCACTCATCCACGCCTTTATTGAACTCTATAAGGCTCATTGTTTGATCTGCTATAACTAAAGCTAATCCTGTCAATGCCGTTGCTCCAGCCGCACCACGCAGATTTCCTCCTGCACCTTTTCCGCCACCTACACCTCCACCTCCCATGCCACCAACCAATCCTCCAACCTTTGTTGCGACATAAGCAATGCCCAATGCTTTTGCTATATTGACCAAAACATCAAAATTCTTGGTTGCCCAAGTGATTAACTCAGCGATACCATCAATAATTTTAGGAACATTGGCCTTAATCCATTCTTGGAATTCAGGCATTTTCTCGGTAAGCCATTTACTTATTTTTGGCAGTTCTGCTGCAAGAACTTTAGCAATTTCATTGTCTATTGTTGCCCTTAATAGTTCTAAGTTTCTTTGTACTGCGAATGCGGGATCAGTAGTTGCTCTTTTTTCCTCAGCTATTCTTCTTTGGATTTCATTAAAACCCTCTTGAAGTGCTGACAATGCTTCTCTGTCCCCGCCTTTTGCCTTTTTAATCGCTTCATCTGTTATGCCTAACTCCCCAAACTTACTCTCTAACTTAAACTTCTTAGCATCCTCCATTAACTGTTTGTGTTGCAAATCAATCAGCGCACCGATAGCATCACCACTCTTGTTAGCATCCACACCAAGGGTTTTAAGCAAAGGTGCTAAATCCGCAGACCTTCGATTTAGTTCTTCGAATGAAGCATTTACATTACCTCCCCTTCTTTCTAATATATCAGTGAAATCACTCAAAGCCGCCGCTGCTGCATTGTATGTTAAATCTTGTATCTGTGTTTGTTTCTCGCCTACGGTTAATTTTTTACTCTTCTCAATATCCTTTATCTGTTCACCAAAGTTCTTACCTAAATCTTCTAAATGTTCACTAATAAGTTCTATTTCCTTAGCACCATATTTACCTCTAGTAAGTCCCTTCATAACAAGGTCTGCTTCGCCTGCTTGTTCAGGCGTTAATTGTTTCATGCTAGTAGCGCCAAATCTTCCTAGAACCTGTTGCAACAGGTTGCGCATACCACTACCCAATACTTTCAGACTCCTTTTATCATTAAGCGCTGTTCCTTTTGTAAGCTTGTCTTGAACGTCCATATCACGTCCAGCAGCTTGTAGTAATAAATTTGCAGTATCTTGATCGCCAGCATTTAGAACGCTACCTTTCAACACCTCTAATATGTTCCTCGCACCCGCACTTGTGCCAGTTTTCTCTGCACGCGCCAAGAAACCTATAATGTTATTTGCAGCATTAGCGGTAAATGTACCAGCATTTCTCATATTGGTCATAAAGCTCTGAGACTGCTGTGCTACTTTCAATAGATTATCTCCAGTTAAACCTGTTTGCCTGGAAACGGTCAACATATTACGAGATATAACATTAAGCTTATTAGCACTTAAATCTAGTTGCGTATTCCAAACACCAAACATATCAGCCGTTTCTTCAGCGTTTGAACCTATTTGTGAAGATAACTGTAAACCAGTTTTAGTTACAGCCCTTAGTACCTTTGCATCTGTGATGCCCTTCTTAGCATTTTTGTTCCTTGTTTTCTCTAATTTACTAAGAGACACACCAACCTCTAAAACATCTTCATTAGCAAACAGTAATGCTTTTTGCTTTAATGCTGCATCTGCGGCGTCTGACCCGATTTGACTATAAATCAAAGTTGCTCTTTGACTCAGTGCCTCAAATTGCTCTGCCAATGGTTTGAAAATAAGACTGATTAGACCTTCGGCAAATCCTCCAACGAAACCTCCCGCCAAAGGTCCAGCAAGTAAAGCTGTTAAGCCGCCTACTACTCCACCAACGCCCTTACTAACACCTGTTACTATGTCGTTGACAATTGCTTTTTTACCTTCTGCCGAATCAGTTGAATACGCTTGCAATCTATCATATCCTGCCATAGCCCTGCCTGGGAGATACCCCCCCTTGCCTCTACCCCTGTCATATTCATCACCTTTAGCTTTGGCTAAGTCTAGTCTTCTTGCATATTCACGATTTGGTGGTGGACGCCAACCCCTTCTGCCTCTTCGACCACCATAACCATCATCATCACCATCAAGTCCACGTCCCCGTCCTTTGCCTCTTCCACCACGACCTCCTGTTAGTTCTTTGAGACATTCACAAATGCGATCAGCTAAATCTTTTGTGCTTTTCTTAGCCGCCGCTGGTGCGCCTGGTATCTTGCCAGTCTCAGCAGCCTTAGAAATTTGCTTTGTCACTTTATCTAATGCTTCAGTTATTCTAGTGCCAAAATCAACAAGACTAGCTTCTGTCTGCTTAATCACTTTGGTCAAACTTTTTTGCAAGCTCTCCGATGCGGAAGTAACGCCAGCACTTCCCGAACTTCTCCTTTGAGCCTTCTTTGCAGCCATGTCGTCATATATTTTTCTAATATCTTCAAGCGAATCTTTGAACTTCTTTAATTCTTGGTCTAGATTATAGCCAGTAATAGTATCAATTTGCTTGATAAGTTTCTCTACAGGCTTATCGTCTGTACTCCCTGTATTGGCAGTTTTTGCGCCAACACTCTGTAATAACTGTGCCTTAATAGCTGAAACATTATCATCAATGCTGACTATTCTGCCGAAGATATCTTGCGCCATGTTACCTTATCTATTATTAAATTTATGAATTAAAATCCATTTCTCCTGGTTCTGCTACAGGTTGCTGCGATGCCTGCCTGATTAAAGTTTCAATCTGACTCCTAATCTGCTCAATCTCATTAACATCAAGCGACCTTGCTACCGCCGCCAACCCCTTCAAGAAATCACCATCCATCATTCGCAAACTACTAATACCACTTCTTTTATAAGTTCTAAATGCATTAGTAATATAATTGTCTGTTTTTATATTAACATAAGAAAAAGGTGTGTCTAAATAAGTTTTTATTAGTGATGTAACGTATGGCGCATCTAGTAAATTCAAATTAACCCCTCTTACTGCATCTGTGAAAATATCCGAAACCAATACCAGAGGATAAGGATCATGAATTGGTGTTCTTCTTTGCCCCATATAAAAGAAGTTAATCACACTTCCTTTATGAACTACTTTTGTCCTGTTCTTCTGTGGGAACTCTGTAGCTTGCCAAAGTTTACTTATATTCGGCGGTAATTGAATGTCAGCCATACTAAATTATATATATGATCCTTCAATTAAACCCAACAATCCCTCTTGAAACACCCAAAGGAAAAGGCTTTGCACATTTCATACTAGACTACTCGCAGGAACATGAAATGATCTGGATTGTGTTCATTGACGAAACAGGCGAATGCTGGTCCTTCAGAAACCCCGAAATTAGATTACAAAGAAATATGACATTCGGCAGAAATATTACGCCTTCATGTAAGTAAGATTACTGTAATCCATTCCGTAATCACTCGACCTTACCTGAACCTTGCCAAATGGGTCTTTATCAAACTGTTTGTCTCTAATATCCTTTTCAGCTTCTGAACTCTTTTCAAAAAACTTCTTCACCTCAGTTAAAACTGCTTCTATTATTTTCTTGCCAGCTTCTTCTGGTTTAAAGTCGGATACCAAATCCGTAAACATATCCTCAATCGCCAATGGATATGCCTTTCCAAATGGATGAGTCTTTTCTTCTTTTTGAACACGGAAAGAAAGTTGATCCCCCACTTTGTAGATTCTAATCCCATCGAAAAACGTGTTTTTCTTTGGGTTGTAAACAAAAACATACGGATCGTCATTGCCAATGTGGTCCTTAACCACAAAACCATGACCACCAAGGATTTTTTCAATTATCTTCAATTGATGCTTGGCTTCTCTTTCCTTCTTATCAATAAATTCGAAAAACTTTGACATTGAGAGTATTTAGTAACATTGACTTATTTTTTAGCATCAGATACTATATCTTTCGTTAGTAACCTACAAATCAAATGAAACTGAAATGCGTCATTTCAATGCCATTGGAGGAATAGGTTGTTAATATATGTTGAGGATCGTATTATGAGACATAGGTACGACAATCGTGGTGCTGGGCGGGAAGGTGAATTTGCAGAAAACTTATTCAAGGAAGTGTGTCGTTTGCGTAAGCAAAACTTCTTGAATAGC